AAGAGAGACTCTGGAGCTACTAGATTTTATTCTAATAGAGATGAATATCATAGATTACGATTATATGCTAGAGGCGAACAATCTGTAAAAAAATATAAGATGAATTATCTATTAATGGTGATTTATCTTATTTAAATTTAGATTGGAAACCTGTACCTATTATACCTAAATTTGTAGATATTGTAGTAAACGGTATGTCTGACAGGCTTTACGATGTTAAAGCTTTTTCTCAAGACCCATCTTCTGTGGCTCAAAGAACAAAATATGTTGAGTCTATTATTGAAGATATGCAAACAAGGGAAATATCTGATCAGATTCAACAACAATTAGGTATAAACGTTTATAATAACGATCCGTCTAAATTACCAGAATCAGAAGAAGAACTGTCATTACATATGCAGCTTGAATACAAACAAGCTATTGAAATAGCTCAAGAGCAAGCTATTAATTCTGTAATGAATGCAAATAATTATGATCTTACACAACGTAGAATCAATTATGATTTAACAGTTATTGGAATTGGTTGTGTAAAAAATGAATTTAATAAGTCTGAAGGAATTAAACTTAAATATGTTGATCCAGCAGATATTGTTTATTCTTATACATATTCACCTTATTTTGATGATATATATTATATTGGAGAAGTTAAAAGCGTGACTATCAATGAGTTAAAGCAACAATTTCCTGAGTTAACTGAAGAAGACTTAAGTGATTTAACTAAGCAAGGTGTACAAACACCAGCTTCTCATAATAGATTTATTAATGAGGATAGCGTACTTGACGCAAATACTATTCAAATTTTATACTTTAATTATAAGACTTATAATAACGAAGTATTTAAAATAAAGAAAACAGCATCTGGTGCTGATAAAGCAATACCTAAAAACGATCAATTTAATCCACCAAAAGACGATAGATCAAGATTTGAAAAAGAATCAAGATCAATTGAAGTGGTTTATGATGGAGCATTTGTACTTGGTACTAAGAAAATGCTTAAATGGGGAATTGCTAAAAATATGGTTCGTCCTAAAAGTGATACTACAAAAGCAATGCTTAATTACCACGTTGTTGCTCCTCGTATTTATAAAGGACGTATTGAATCTTTAGTAAGCCGTATAACTAGTTTTGCGGATATGATTCAATTAACGCATTTAAAATTACAGCAAGTATTAGCAAGAATGATTCCAGATGGAGTTTATTTAGACGCTGATGGTCTTGCTGAAATTGATTTGGGTAATGGAACAAACTATAATCCTCAAGAAGCATTAAACATGTTTTTCCAAACTGGATCTATTATTGGTAGATCTATGACCCAAGATGGTGATTTAAATCCCGGTAAAGTGCCAATTCAGGAATTAACATCTAATGGTGGTAATAATAAAATAAGTTCACTTATAAGTACTTATAATTATTATTTACAAATGATTCGTGACGTGACAGGTTTAAATGAGGCTAGAGATGGTTCTATGCCAGATAAAAACGCACTGGTCGGTGTACAAAAACTTGCGGCAGCAAATTCAAATACTGCTACACGTCACATATTACAATCAAGTCTATATCTTACCGCTAAAACAGCAGAAGCTATTAGCTTGAGAATATCAGATGTGTTAGAATTTTCACCAACAAGAGATTCATTTATTTCTAGTATAGGTAGATTTAATGTAGGCACATTAGAAGATATTAAAAATATGCACTTGCATGATTTTGGTATATTTATTGAATTAGCACCGGACGAAGAAGAAAAGCAATTACTTGAAAACAATATTCAACAAGCATTAGCTAAAGATCAAATTTATCTTGAAGATGCTATTGATATTAGAGAAATAAAGAATATTAAACTTGCTAATCAGCTTCTTAAGGTTCGTAGAAAAAAGAAATTACAATCTGATCAAGAAATTACACAACGTAATATTCAAGCACAGGCTAATGCTAATTCACAGAATACGCAAGTTGCAGCGCAAATGGAAGTTCAAAAGAATGAAGCAATGACAAATCAAAAAGCACAGCTTCTTCAAATTGAAAATGATCTTGCGATGCAAAAAATGCAACAAGAAAAAGAACTTAAGAAAGAACTTATGAAATATGAGTTTGATCTTAATATAGCTCTTAAAGATAAAGAAAATGAAGTGATTGACAAAAAAGAAAAGTATAAAGAGGATCGTAAAGACGAAAGAACTCGTATACAAGCATCACAACAATCTAAACTTATAGAGCAAAGAAAAGATAGAAAAGGTGAACAAGAATTTGAATCTGCTGGAAATGATACAATGGGTAGCGGATTCAACTTAGAAATGTTTGAACCTCGATAATTTTTATTTAACCAATTTTATATTATTTTATTATGGCAGAAGAAACAACGAATGTTGAAGAGACTGTACAGGAAACAGTTGAACAACAAGTACAAGAACAACAAGAGCAACAAGAGCCTATTGTTGATGATACTAATATTACCACATCAGATGATGGTACTATTAAAATAGATTTACGTAAAAAACCTAAAGAAGAAATAGATGCCGTTCAAGAGCAAGAAACAACAAGCGTGGATGTGGGCGAACGAACCGAAGATAGCGCGGGAGTGGACCGAGAAATACGGGCCGATAACGATGAAAGCACAGCAGAAGAGCAAGTGCTCGAGCTCGTACAGGATGAAGAAACGGTAGAGCAAGAAGCTACATTAGCGGATAAAATAAAAGATATTCCTAATAAGCTTAAAGCGGAAGAAGAAAGTGTAAATAATAATCAAGAAACCAATCCATTGCCTGAGAATATCAACAAGTTAGTTGAGTTTATGCAAGAGACTGGTGGTACGCTTGAAGACTACGTAAATCTTAATAAAGATTACGATAAGATGGAAGACATGCAATTATTGCGTGAGTACTATCAACAAACAAAACCTCATTTATCAAATGATGAAATTGATTTCTTAATTGAAGATAATTTTTCATATGATGAAGAAATTGATGAGGAAAGAGATATAAAAAGAAAAAAATTATTATTCAAAGAATCTATTGCGGAAGCTAAATCGAATCTTTCTAATCTGAAGAACAAATATTACGATGACCTTAAGTTAAGCTCAAAGTTAACTCCAGAACAGAGAGAAGCGGTACAGTTTTACAATGATTATAAAGTTGAACAAGAATCAACACAAAAAGTGCGTGAGCAGCAAAGAAATATTTTTGAGCAACAAACTAATAAATTATTTTCTGATGAATTCAAAGGTTTTGAATATAAAGTTGGAAATAATAAATACAGGTTTAATGTGAAAGATATTAATAATGTTAAATCATCACAATCGGATATAAATACATTAGTTAGCAAGTTTGTTAACGATAACAATGAATTATCTGATGCTGCTGGTTATCATAAAGCATTATTTACTGCAATGAACGCGGATGCTATTGCAAACCATTTTTATGAACAAGGTAGAGCAGATGCTGTAAAAGAATCTATGGCTAAATCTAAAAATATAGATATGGCCCCTCGACAAGGACATGAAGCGGTTACAACAGACTCAGGCGTTAAAATACGTGCAATAAGTGGAGATGACAGTTCTAAATTACGAGTTAAAATTAGACAATAACAATTAAAAAATAATTTAAAATGGGATTATTTGCATCAGGTGGGTCGTTTCCTGCGGGATTAACGCCTTCACCTACTAAAACACTTTTTTCAGGTAACTACCTTACTTTTGACTCTGGTTCAGGAGGTGGTACCTTTGCACAACAATTTTTACCAGACGTATACGAAAAGGAAGTTGAGCGCTACGGAAATCGCTCTGTTTCTTCTTTCTTGCGCATGGTAGGAGCTGAGATTCCTTCTGCTTCAGATCAAGTTATTTGGTCAGAACAAGGAAGACTACACATCGCTTATGATGCTGCTGCTGCTAATACAGCAACTAATGTAATTACTGAAAATGGCCATGCTGTAAGAGTTGGTCAGACTGTAGCTATTGCTGAAGGTCTTGTGACTGTTAAAGCTGTAGTTACTGCTATAACAACTAACACTTTTACTGTTGCTCCTTATACCGCTGCTGATCTTGATGCTGCTGGTCTTTCAACAGGAACTGCTGTAGCTGTTAAAGTATTTGTTTACGGTTCTGAATTTGGAAAAGGAACCGCTGGAATGTCTGGATCTGTAGATGCTGGTTTCCAACAATTTAGCAATTCACCTATCATTATTAAAGATAAATATTCTATCTCTGGTTCTGATACTGCTCAAATTGGATGGGTTGAAGTAACTACTGAAAACGGCGCTTCTGGATATTTATGGTATTTAAAATCAGAGCATGAAACTCGCCTACGTTTTGAAGATTATCTTGAAATGTCAATGGTAGAAGGAGAACTTGCTTCTGGTTCTGGTACAGGTTCTGCAGCTGATGCAGGATATAAAGGTACTGAAGGTCTTTTTGCTGCTATTGAAAGCCGTGGAAACATCTATCAAAACTTTAATTCTGGTGAAGCTACATTAAGCAACGCTGGTTCTGATCGTACTGCTCTTCAAGATTTTGATGAAATTCTTAAAAATCTTGACAAGCAAGGGGCTATTGAAGAAAACATGCTTTTCTTAAACAGAGCTACTGCGCTTGCTTTCGATGATATGCTAGGAGCTGTAAATGCTCACTATAACGGTGGTACTTCTTACGGGGTATTCAACAACAGTGAGGATATGGCAATTAATTTAGGATTCAGCGGTTTCCGCAGAGGTTCTTATGACTTCTACAAAACTGACTGGAAATACTTAAACGACGCTGCTACTCGTGGACTTACTGAAGATATTGATGGTGTACTTGTACCTGCTGGTACTTCAACTGTATACGATCAGCAACTTGGTAAAAACATCAAGCGTCCTTTCTTACACGTACGTTACCGCGCTTCTGAGGCTGATGATAGAAAAATGAAATCTTGGATCACTGGATCTGTAGGTGGAGTTTATACTTCTGATGTTGATGAGATGAATGTACACTTCTTGTCAGAAAGATGTTTATGTGTTCAAGGAGCTAACAACTTTGTATTATTCAAGTCTGTTACTCAAGGAGTATAATTATTAATGTAAAGAATGGGGCGCTTTAGGGCGCTCCTGCCTTTACTTTTTACTAATCTTATTATATTATATTATGGCAACAAAAATAAAGCGATCTGTGAAGTCTGAAACAGGTTGGGAAATTAAAGATAGAACTTATATATTATTAGGTAATAGAGCACCTATAACATTTACTCTAGCCTCAAAGCATCATAGTAGAAATCCACTTATGTGGTTTGATGAAGAAAAAGGATTTTCTAGAGAATTAATATATGCATCAAATCAAAAATCACCTTTTCGTAATGAACAAGATGCTTTTTCAACATTAAAGCATATTGTATTTAGAA